AACACGCAGATGACGAAGACTTAGCAAAAAGATTAAAAAAAGGAACTTCAAGCAGGAAAACAAATAGAAAATTTGGAATAAATAAAATTCATGAAATTACAGGGTATACACATAAAAGCCTAACAGGTTTATTTAATTGGATAGGTTTATTTAAAGATGTGTCTTTACAGGTATCAAAAGACACTATTGAAAAAGTAGAAGAGTATGGAGCAAACAGATATTACGTACATTTAAATGTACCACAAAAAAATGTGGATGGAGTTGGTTTAAAAACAATTAAGAAAAAAATTTGGATTGATGGTGAATCACTTATGAATTTAAAATTGTTTTGTGACATTGCTATGAGTCAAGCAAAGGTATGGATACCTAGAATGACACCAAAAGAATTTGAAGAAATAATGATGGCTAAATTTTACAACAGAGAACAGTCAAAAGAATATGTAAAAGAAGCAGAAGAAGACTCTAGGTTTAAAATGTTTTTCTTAGATTATTTAGATACGAAAGGTGTTTATACGGATAAGGAACAGTTAGCTATTTATAAATTGCCTTATTATAATCAAGAAAAGAGAACAATAGAATTTGATTTAAACAACTTTGAAAAAGAATTAATGAAAAATAGAATAAATTTAAAAAGACAAGATCTTGTTCATAAAGTTCAAACTATTTTAAAAGGGGAAAGAGATAGAGGTAAATACAAAAATAAATCTTGTGTTGCCTGGGTAATAAAAGGAGAAGAAGTAGAAGATAATAAATTAATATGGGAAGGAGAATCTGTCTATATAGGAGATAGTACAGGCGATGAGTAATTTAAAGATTCCAAATTTTATTCCAGGTCCTCCTGGTACAGGTAAAACTCACAAATGGTTAAAAAACAAATATGTTGATTTGTTAAAAACATATCCTTGGGATAGAATTGTAATTTTATCTCACACAAATACAGCTGCTGATGAAATTATAAAAGCTGTAAACAAATTACCAGAATTAAAAAACGTGCCAGACACAAACTTACAAGATCAAATATGTACAATTCATTCTTATTTTAGAGCAGAGTATTTAAATATAAAAAAATATGAACGCGAAGACCATACAGTTTTTTGTAAAGAAAACTCAGGTATGAATATTGTAAAAAAAAATACTCCTTGGGAAAAACATCCTCTTTATGAGTTTATTTCTCACGCTCATGGTAAAGGTTATGACTTAACTTCTGATGTAGAACTTGAAAAGTATTGGGCTCTTTGTGAAAGATCTCGTTATCAAAACTACCGTCTTCAAGGACCGGGTGGATTGCTAGAGCTAAAGAAAAAATATGATGCCTACAGAAATAATTTGGAACATAAAAGAGTATCTTTTGTAGACATGATAGATAATTTTAGATTTAAATCAGAAGTACCAAATGACATAGATGTTTTAATAGTAGATGAAGCTCAAGATTGTAGTAAACCTCAAATAAATGCTTTACAAATAGCAGCCATAAATACAAAAGAATTTATTTTTATAGGGGATGCCGACCAAACCATTCACGAATATGCAGGATCAGACCCTGAATACTTTTATCAATTAGCTAACACAGAAGAAGCAAAGGCCAATGAGTTAACTGAAGGTTTAAGATGTGGTCAAACTATTAACAAAATATGTAGAAATATTATTGCACCTGTGTGGCATGAATACGGTAGATACTCAGAAAGAACTTGGACTCCAACTGATGTTGTTGGAAAATCTTATTATATACCTAGATTAGATCAAGGGTGTAAGGCAAAAGATATTTTAATTAATAAAATTTTAAATACAGACGAGACATTTTTATTTACATACAGAGGTAATCCTACTCATAAATCTATAAATACATTTCTTCAAGATAATGGAATAGATTATAAAACGGTATCAGGTGGTGCTCATGTATCTAGAGAACATTTTAGTTGTTTTAAAAATTGGAAAACTTTTATGAATGATAAAGTTTCTAAACAACAGGTAAAAGAATATTGGAAATTAATGGGATCAAAAATAAAAGTTAATGGTCTAGGCGATGTTGATAAACTTAAATCTCTAAGAGATAAAGGTTGGAATATGCAGGAACTTATAGATGAAGGTTACCTAAAACCAGAAATAAAACAATTTAACACTCTCTCTGAAGTTTTAAACCATGAAGCTCTATCTAAAAATGAAAAATTAATTTCAAAAATACCTTACATTAATAAAGTTTTAACTAGTGGCATGGATACAACTAAAAAACCAAGAGTTAAACACGACACAATACATAAAGTAAAAGGATTAACTTTTGACAATATAATAGTTGATCTATCTGTATGGAGACCTGAACCTCGTAACTTTGAACCAACAAGATTAGCTTACGTTGCTTACAGTAGAGGTAAAACAGATTGTTGGACTATAGGATCTTCTGGTCCTTATTCTTTAGCAAAAATACAAGACAATTGGAGAGAAATTTTAGAACTTTAAAAGGAGGAAACATGACTAACAGTGACATATTTAAAAAAGATGGATACGACTCATTAGACAAACAAGTCGGAGGAAAACATTATAAACGAATGAAGCTACAACCTGCAGAATTTATAAATGAAAATAAATTGCTTTTTGCAGAGGGTAACGCTATAAAGTATATATGCAGGCACTCGTTCAAGGGAAAGAAAGAGGACATTAAGAAAGCAATACATTATTTAGAAATGATATTAGAAAGGGATTACAATGTGTAAACATCCAATTGATCTAGACTTAGAAGGTGTAGATACAGTAGCTATTGATATAGAAACTTCTGATCCAAACCTTAAAACAAAAGGTTTAGGTGCAGTTAGAAACGATGGTTTTATTACAGGGGTAGCTGTAGCTACTGGTAAAGATACAGTTTATTTTTCATTAAAGCACAGTGATGATGCTAGGTCAGAGGAAGAATTAAAAGAGTTTTGGGATCAAATGAATACAAAACTTTTACAAAACGATAAGATTGCAAAAGTATTTCATAATGCAATCTATGATGTTTGTTGGCTAAGGGCAACAACAGGTAAAATGTTAAAAGGAAGATTATTAGATACAATGGTAGCTGCTTCTGTAATTGATGAGAATAGATTTAAATATGGATTAGATGCTTTAGCTAAAGATTTTCTTAATGAAAATAAATACAAATACGATTTACAAGAAAAAACTTTAACATGGTCTGGTGGTTTTCAAAAAGATCCAATATCTAACATGCACAAACTACCTTCTAGTGTAGTCAAAGATTATGCAAAACAAGACGTAGACTTAACTTTAAAATTATGGAATTTATTTAATAAAAAATTAGATGAAGTATTATACACAAAACCTGAAGATAATAAAGAGTATACATGTAGAAATATATTTGAATTAGAAACAAGATTGTTTCCTTGTTTAGTTGACATGAAATTTAAGGGAGTTAGGATAGATACCCAAAAACTTGAACAACTTGGTAAAAGACTAACACTCAGAAGAGATAATCTTTTAAACATAATAAAAAAACATACAAAGTTAAATATTCAATTGTGGGCAGCAACTTCTATTAAAGCTTTGTTAGATCATCAAAATATAACAAACTTTGAAAAGACTGCTAAATCTGAAATGCCTAAACTTCCAAAAGATTATTTAAAAACTCATGAAAATAGATATTTAAGAATGGTATCAAAAGCAAGAGAAGCCGATAAGGCTGTGAATACTTTTATTGAGGGTTTAAAAAGTTATGTCTACAAAGGTAGGATACACGCAGATATAAATCAAATTAGAGGAGATGGTGGAGGAACTGTAACTGGTAGATTCTCAATGAGTAACCCAAACCTACAACAGATACCTTCTAAAGGTTATATAGGAAAGAAGATGAGAGAGTTATTTATTCCTGAGGAAGGCCATGAATGGGGTAGTTTTGACTATTCTCAGCAAGAACCAAGGATTGTGGTACATTATGCAATAAAAAAAATATTAAGAGAATTAGAAGAATATGTTGATGAAAAAACCGGTGAGAAAAAATTTAGAGACGTAGTATCTAAAGAGGGTGAAGCTTTAAAAAAACAATTTGATGATTCTAAAGCAGATTTTCACCAAATAGTAGCCGACATGGCAAAAATATCTAGGAAACAAGCTAAAACAATTAACCTTGGATTGTTCTATGGTATGGGAAAAGGTAAGTTACAAGCAGAATTAAACTTAGATACACTTCAAGCAAAAACTTTGTTTGATACTTACCACAATAAAGTTCCTTTTGTTAAGAAATTATCAGATGGTCTGATGGGGTTTGCTAAAAATAATAAATTAATTTTTACTCTTGAAGATAGGTTTTGTAGATTTGATAAATACGAAAGTGTTAATAAAAGATGGAACAATAAAATACGTAAGTTTGAAGAATGGGACCCTGAAGCTAAATCAATAAAACAAAAAGATGGTACAATTAAATATGAAGGAGCTTATGTTGCTCCTAAACTACTATCAAAAGAAAATGCTTGGTCTAAATTTAAATTATTATTTAACGCTAAATCTCAAAAGAAAATTGAACAGTTTACAGAGAAAGAAAGACAGTTTTGGTTTACAGAATACTTTACTCCTGCTTTTACTTACAAAGCTTTAAATAGATTG